CCTGGTGCAGAGTAAACCTTCTGCATCATTTCTCCGCAGTCACACTTCGGTGCCGCCTGATCATCTACGCTTGCAAAAACTTCGACTGTTATGCCGCACGTATTGCACTTAAAGTCGTATGTTGGCATGTTCCTCCTAATACCACTTATATTTCACCCAGTGCGCTTTAGCTCCGCACGGTCCCGCCGATCCGTACCATCGGGAGATGTAAGCTAACGTGGCGATCAATTGAGAACGCGGATCTGAGCTGTATTTCATGCCTATATTTCGATAAGTCGATGCCAAGAGCTGACCGATACCACGAGCATGCGTTGAAGGATTCTTGGCAAGCGGGTTCCAGTGTGACTCTTTAGTCAAAACATAATCTAAACATTTGAATTGCTGAGCGGTAAGAAGTTGAAAAGCTAGATAGCGCGCTTCATTCATCTGAAAGCTGGCTTGTGATGCTTGAACAAATTCAGTTGTGAGATCAACTTGTTTTTGTGTTGTTACAGATTTCTGATCTGGTTTAGCCACAAAAGTACCAACAGTAAAAAACACTAAACTGAATACCATTAACGTCACGATAAAGCGATGATTTAAGCGTTGCATTATTTCCTCGATTCATAGATGGATCGCAATAAATTGATCCATTGGTTGTTTCTTCGGAGTGCTTTCTTATGTTTAATTTTTTTAATCAGTGTTATGAGTTTCATTTTTCCCCCTTCTGAGAAAAAGAGTGAGGGCCAGTCCCTCTGATACTGGCCCTCACTGCCGGATTAGAACGTTGGATTGACCGGAGTCGCTCCTAGTTGCTGCATCAACAAAGCAATTGCCGCTTGATCCATTACTGGAGCAGCAGGATTTGCTGGTGTAGCTACCGGCGCCGATGTCGCAGGAACGGCTGCAACAACAGGCTGAGCAAAAGACTTCTTCGCTTGCGCTTCAACCCACGCTTGAGCGCGAGCAACGTCAGCATCTTGGAAGTTGTTGAGTACCCATGCTGGATTTCCCTTACCTGTGTCGACGGTGCCAACACGAGCAAGAACGTTCTTTGATCCAACTGAGAGTTTGTTGGTGATACCAACGTGACCGACTTTGACGTCGACGTTGAGTTGCTGATCTCCATCGAGATCGACGAAGTCAACCGTGAATTCGTCGATGTCACCCTTACGGAGCTCGTCGTAACGGCGATTACTTGTCTTGACCGCTGTAAAGAGGACAAGGTGTCCCTGGTGATCCGCTGGCTTGAAAAAGCCGCCACCAGATTTTGGTTGTTCGAACATGTTTCCCTTCTTTCTTTTTCTTTGATTGATTCTTGCATGTGCAAGCTTATATTTTCTGCTTCTTACCCATAACCGATTTGGATCGTTCAGCTTTCCATTTGAAGACTTCCAAAGCTGCTTTGAAGACACCAAACTCAGCTTCAGTTACGTCCATGTCTACAACAGACGCATTTCCTTCTTTTGGTGCATGCCAAATCTGGCAACGAGTAATTGGAGGGATCGGTACTTCTGACCCATCAAGGCGCAAAATTACATCAGCATATTTGTACGCCGCTAATTGAATGGAGTAGTCCGGGTAAACTCCAGTGGAAGTTTTCAGATCCACAAGAGTAACTTCACCATCAATAATATGAATTCCATCAAAACTTCCAGCGTAACCATTTGAATGAGACCAGACAGTCCCTTCAATAGAAAGTGGTTGAGGTTTAATGGTTTTCAGGATCGAACGAAGATTTCTCGCGGCTTCACCTAGTCCGGGAGGATCAAACGGAGAATTAATATCAATTTCTCCACGCAATAGACCTTCGCAATATTCATGAGCATCAGTTCCGGCAGCTGCCGCTTTGTCACGAGTTCTCCAGGGAGATCCCTTGAGCATATCGATCGCTGCATCGTCCGGAAGATTGATCCATGAATTCTTATTAGCTGCTGCAAATTCAGCAACAACTTTTGCTGCCCAACGCGGAAGCGCGGGCTTATCGAGAACATTGAGAACAGTTGTTACCGAAGGAACAACTTGTCCGCTGATCGGGTGAGAGTAACCTCGTCCAGTCCCGACAGTAACCGCAAGAGCTGGACTAGTCATTGTCGTCCGCCGTTGCGACGCCACGAAGGGCCAAAACCATCGCCAGAGATTTAACTCCAATTGTGAACATTGTCTGCTCCAGATCCTTAGCTACGTTTGCATCGCGTTGTGCATCTGCAAGCAGAATATCACGATCCACCGACACCAACATTTGACGGATACGATCCGCCGATGGATCTGGAAGATAGACCGATGCCTTACGAACTAACTCGTCGTGAGCTGTTGTAAAGAGATCGTGACTTTCGTCTAAAAACTTCTTATTCTTTCGAGCCATTTATTTCCCCTTCTGATCTTGGATCGCCATAACCCGCGTCTCGTAGTAGTTCCACGAGGACTTTAAGCGGGACGATCGCTGGCCATTTCTCTATTGACGCAGGTCCAAATCCGTCTGGACGAAGTACCGCTACTGGAATGATTCCTTCAGCGATTCTTTCGGCAGCCTGATTCATTGCTTCCGTGACTGGAAAACCCCTGCGAGCTTTAACTTCCCAATCAATTCCTACAGTTCCGGTTACATCGGTCCCTTGTCGACCTGCACCGGCAGATTCAGCAAAGGGCCAACCATGATCAGCGAGATAGTTTGCCACTATCTTCTGAGTTGCATAGCCGCGATGTTTCCGATGTTGACTCATACGATCCGTTCTCGAGCTTGATAGACAGCGCTTTCGAGCCAATGCTCGAAGGTGGTCAATCCTGGCAGATAAAGGTTCGCTTGCCACCCATAAAGGATCGCTCTTGCGGTTAAACTTATTTCTTCGATCGTATTTTTTGACCAAAGTGGCTCATAGTCCCAAGTTCCATCATCAATTGCGCGCAATTGCTCAGCTTTTTCGATGTCTCTATGGTATAAGTGCAAAGATCCAACTGAGTGAGAATACCAACCCATCGGCAGATCCAACGCTTTAGCTATGGCGCCTTGCATGGCAGCAAACTGGACCAAATCGTAGGGAAGACCAAGCCACACGTCATTCGAGCGCATAGTCGTTCTCATACAAAGAGATCCATTTCTGATCAAGAACTGAAGCGATAACGTGCAAGGAATATCTTTAACTTGAGCTCCAAGATCCTGCTTTGAATCAAAAATCGTCAGGATCGCTTGGCGCGTATCCGGATCTGATTTCAACAGATCCACCAAAGCTTCAAGTCGTCCATAGATCCGCTGACCGTAAGCACCATGAAAGACGCCGCCGTCCAGATAGTTCGCAAAGACGCTAGATCCGGAGACCACCAATTCCGGTGCGACAGTAGTACCCACCAACTGGAGAGCTTCGACCGCGCCGATGAAAGGCTTGAGTTCCCGGTACTTCACCTCATATGGCATCAACCACGGGCGATTAACCTTGAAGGTGACGTTGGTGAGTTCCTGAGTATCCTGACCTCGAGGAGAGATTTTGTCCCCGTGGACCAAGCACATGCCGATAGCTGATTCAACAACCTCGGACGGAGTATCAAGTTCTAGGTACATCTGGAAGATCCCTTTCAAGGTCGTTGGAGTTAATGATTTCTACGTTGTCCATACGATCAGCAAGATCGATGAACATGCTCTGAGCTCGGATCACGTCGTCGATCTGATCTTGTTCGCCGCGCAGCATGAGAGTTGTTGATATGGCGTCGATGTCTCGATAAACGAGGATCAAGCGAGCGCCTAATTCTTCGATCATGGCGTTGCAGAGTTGGAATGATTCCGGACGCTTGTAAAGCGATGGACGATTAAAGATCGTGGGCCAGATCATCTCGCCCATATGCCATCGATCCAAGATCAGGTTTTCTTCTTCTTCAGCATCAACAATTGGCTTAATATATTCATCGAACCAATGGTTATGAGTTGGAACACCGGCGTGAATGATTCGTGCGTTCTGTTCCTTAGCTAACCACGCCGCATGAGAACTCTTTCCAGTCCCATCAACGCCTTCTAGGATCGTGATCATGCGCAATCCTTTCCAAAGTCCTCAGATTGATCGCAGCCTTCTTCAGCTGAGCAAAGAACTCCAGGATCGTCCATAGCACGACCACATTCAGTACACTTTCCCCAAACTCCGTCGTATCCCTTGTTCTGGCGGATCATGTTGCGATTTGCCTTTTCCATATATCTGGTTTCAACCTCTTCCGCTGTGGCTCCGGCAGCAAGCCAAAGGTTCACTAGGAAGTGCAGAACATCAACCAATTCGCCAATAAAGGCGTCCCGGTTCAAGTGCCGGGAAGTAGCCCACGGCTTCCAGCCCACCTCAGCCAAAGCTTCGTGGAGTTCATCGGTAGCCGCAAGGACCATATCCCTAATGAACTGATTTCGGGTCTCATCGTCCATACGATGCGGATCTATTCCAAAAGATTCACGCTGGAGCTGAGACTGACGTTCGAAAATCATGTCAAGCATTTATTTCCCCTTCATACTTCTTTACGTGGATACCCAATCGATCTGCGATCCTATTTAGCTGATCTGGTGGATATGTTTCTTGGTTGATTTCTCCTAAATAGAAGATCTCTTTTATGCCGTAAGCTGAGATCAGCGGAAGGCAATTCATACAGGGCCGATGCGTCACCGCCAGAAGTCCGCCACGAGTATCCATTGGCGTGACATATCTGAGCGCGTTGGCTTCAGCGTGGATCACATAAGGGCGCCGAGATTCTCGATCGTCCCAATTCAACTGAACGCCGGAAGGCGCGCCGTTGTATCCAATACTTGCCACTGATCGATCCGGTCTGAGTACAACCGCACCGACTTTTAACCATGGGTCCTCACTACGAAGAGCCGCCGTTTCTGCCAGGGCAAGAGCGTATTCGGTCCAATTCAGTCTCAACGCGAGGATCTCTTTCGACCATCGCTTTGCCGGACCAATTGCTGCACCCGTGAAGTGGAAAGATTCAGGATCTCAGCTATCTGAGCATATGTCATGCCCTGATTTCTGGCCCGAAGAATCACTTCAAGGAACTTTTCTTTACTCTTGGTTACTGAATTTGCATGAGTTTTGACTTCTCGGTGCCAATGTTTTAACTGATCTTCAATAGTCACTCGCGCCAAGCCGCCTTTGGAGCATATGGTTCACGAGAATTGTCTTCAATTCCGATCCAAATTGCTGGCTCAGGGCAATGTTCACATTCTTTTGTGGTTGGACATTCGCAATCGTCGGAATCTTCATCATCAGTTTCCACAACGGTTACCGCTGAAATGAATCCGGCAAGCGGATAACTGCGCTGATAAGCAACATTGACTTCTTGATCCGCAAGATCAGGATATTCGTCAGCCAATTCTTCAAGCTTTTCGATCAGTTCATTAAGTGTATATGACATTATGCAGCCACCTTTTTGATCAGTGAAAGAATTTCTGATCTTGAGTTATAGCCACGTTCCACACATATTTGAAGTTCCTTAATCTTAAACTGAACAAGATCCGGATTCAAATCAAGTGATGAGAAATATTCATATGCAAGTCGTTCAATTCTCTTATCAAGTAAATTAGTCATTATGCAACCGCCTTTACTTTCAAAAAGACATAAGATTCTGACATCGGAGCGCCAAGATATGATTCCACTTCACCGTAACAATCACGGCAACCAATATATCCGTCGCAACCTTTTGCGGAAGATCCGCAGCAATTTGTGTATCCGATTAATTGACCAGCAAATGGCGCTTCAGTTTCGCGAACAATTGGATTTCCATATTCATCAATTCCGACCATATCTTTAACAAGATATTTTGGAACAAGAACATATTCATTATTCTCTAAAACAACTCGTACGCGACGTGATGTTGACATTTCTTCCCCTTCCGATCCTTCCCGTTCGTCCGGATCGATAAGGATAAAGCTACACTACGGGAACAGATCCGGGAGCAGATTTAGGGCCTTTTTTCAAAAAAAGTCAAAATTGGGCAAAATGGGCCCAAAATGTCCAATTTTTACACGTAAAAGAATTTGCTCTAAATAGTGTGCTTATTCTATTCCATGGGAGTAGAATTATGCTATGAAGCTGATCGACGGGATCAGCTGATAACGAAGGGTAATAACATGAAAAAGATTAGTACACAAGTTCGCAACGAATTCGATATGTGTGGACTTCCAGATCAGCTTCGCGCTCAGAATAACGTTCTTGATTATGCATCACGCAATATGAGTGAAGCAGAATATATTGAAATGTATGAATCAGGATCTAAAGAATATCAGTCAGCTTGTGACGCTTTTGTTTCTCTTATTATGATGGGACGTAATTAATATGAACGGTTATACAAAAGAAATTGCTGAACTACTCAATATCTCTATTGAAGAAGCTAAAAAAGTTCAGGATTACTTGGAAGAAGAAATTGGCATTGATTACTCAGAATGTACTCAGCGCGAATTTAATTTATCAGTGAAGCTTGCTGCTTCAGAAATGAAGGTTGCATAATGTCAATGTCACGTAAAGATTATGAATTAATTTCTGAAGCTTTGAATTTTGCAAAAAACGTTGTTAATGAATCAGGACTTTATGATCCTGAGTCAGCAATTGGATTAGCGTCAAATATTATTGCTGACGCAATTGAACGCAATTATCCTAATTTCCGCCCAACACAATTTCTAGAAGCAGCAGGAGTACAAAAATGATAAACATGGACACTATTCTTGAAGAAATTAAGAAGATCGATTCGGAAGTAAATGCTGAAATGTGGCATACCGGTGGCGGTTGCATGACGATTTATCTTGGAACTCCTGATCAAGACGGCATATATCCGGTTGCTGCTGGTCCTGGATTTAGACGTGATGGTCAAAATGTTGCTCATTTTGATGATTTTTGTTATGGAGAAGATGGCGACGGCGTTTTTGAATACGTCCAGTCTGGATCTGACCTTGAAATTGCGCGTCGTATCTATAGCTTTTATGAGTATATGAACATGCATAAGGAGGCATAAATGACTGAAAAAGAAGTAATTTGTGGTGATTGTTTGTATCCATTAAGCCAATGCCAACATCATAAGGAGAAATAAATGTTCCCAATGTCGCCTTTAGAGTCCTGGACTTTCATAATTTTAGTGTTTACGACAGTTTACACCGTTCCAGTGATTCTGTGGAGAGTCTTTAATTACGTCTGCGAGCGCGCCCGTCAGCGCCAATTGGGGGAGTATTACTCTTCCAAGCAATAAAAAAGAGACCGCCTACGATCAGGATCATGGACAGAAGGGGTTGCCATGATCCGCCGTAGGCGGTCTTTTTTTATTCCTGTGTAGCTAATTCGCCGCCGATTGCCATATAAGCCGCGCCGTCGATCCAGCCGTCAAGTTTATCTGGAGATTGAACTAATCGGGCAACCTTGAGCTGATTCATGCACAAGGCAACCTGATATTCAGTAATTGGAGTTTCCAGGACGATGCTCCAGAGCTTTGCGATCCTGTAGAAGTTCTCTTGCGGTGTTCCGTACTCGGCTTCGCGGTCGTTGTAGATCAGCTCAGAAGCCACGTTTAGGATTTCTCCCCTGTTCATATTTTCCCCTATTCTTCGATGATTTTAATACTATGGTGCTTCAAATATCCTATTGCAGCCCGAAGGATCTGGACATCATCTTCCGCCATGCCAATCAGGGTATTGCATTGACCGCATAGTAACCCACGAACGGCATCTTGGGAAAGATCATGATTATGATCCACACTAAAGCGCTTCCCGTGGACTTCCTCCGGAACTCCGCAGATCGCGCATTTATGATCCTGAGAGATCAGAAGAGCGTCATAATCAGTTTGACGGACGGCTTTTCTTTGCTTTTCTCGGCATTCTCTGCACTGAGATCGGCGACCGTCGGGTTCTCTGGAGCTTTGACCAAATTCGGAGAAGGTTTTAACCCGAGCACAGTATTTACAGCGCTTGCGTTGTTCCTTCTCTTCCATTAGAAGAAGGTCCCCCTGATCGGTTAAATTACTTCGTTTTCTTGGCGGATTCTTTTGCAATCTGCGCGTCCACTTCAGCCTTAGCTACAGTGACCACGCCGAATGCGGGATCTTTAGGATTAAGACCGCGGACGGTAACCCCTAGGACACCTGACAAGATAGATAGAATTTTAACAGTTAAAGACGCGTTTGTAGCGAATGCTGCTGTTGCAAAAGGAGCAGCTATTACGACGTAAGTACCAACGACTTTTTTGATTTTATTTAGATCCATGGGTTTCTCCTTATTTGCTTGCTGGCCACGCCGGACGGGCGACACCAATGATGGTCTTATCCAGAATGCGCTTCCGGCGATAACAACCGCCGCCATTCTGTTGAGATCCTTTGACTCCTTCGGGAGAAGTATTTCCGCCGATCGTGGTGAGGAACGTCTTTCCGTTGGATTCGACGATCTCCACATGATCCGCATGACCTGCACCGTCCCAGTCAAAGAAAACAATGTCCCCTGGTTGAGCAGTTTTAGGGTCGACAAGCTGACCCTTTTTCTTAAACCATGCAAGTCCATTGATCGTGCTGACAAATCCGTGAGAGTTTTCGGCAGCTACAAGAGCGCTGACATTTGCCTGAGCAAAGCACCAGGAAACAAATCCAGCGCACCAGGGTGATCCCTGGAGGTTGGCTTTGGTGACCAATTTCCACCAGTCCCAGACCCAGACGATATTGCCAGATTTACCATCAGCTCCTCCGCCTTCAACGGTTCCGACCTTGCTTTGAGCTGCCTTTAAGACGTCAACCGCGTTCATTGATCCTCGTTTTCATGACCTCGACATCAATTCTGATGCATTGCTGATTAGTAAGTAATTCTTCAACCTTATTAATCAGTCCGGTTTTACCGTCGTTATACAGCGCGTATTCAATCCGCGATAGCTTATCTTCAATGTGCTCGGTATGAGTTTTAATTGCGTGTTTAGCAATAATTCCCACTCCGGCAAGTAATGCCGCTATTACAAAAAAATATGAATAAATTATGGTCGCTGTATCGACGTTTGCCATTTGCGCGGTTACCCGTTCTTAGTTAGTGGTTGACTGTTTTGCTGTTGCCTTAAGTACTGCAATTTCTTGCGCCTGTTGGCCAATAATTTCTCTGAGCTCAGCAAGAACCTGATTAACATCTATTTCTGCCATTTATTTCCCCTTTAGATCTGGTTCGTTAGCGTAAAGTGCCTTAAGTTGATTAATTGCATCCTGTTTTATGATATGACAACCCATAACCTGATTATCATCGTCTTTAATTACTGGAAACCCATTACATCCATATGAATTAGGTTCCCCAACGTGGTATGGCATTTATTTCCCCTCTAACTTTTTGAGTCTGTCGTTGAGTTGTTTAATTGCTGGCACTAAAAATATAGCAAGACGATCAAAAAGAACCGAATCTGGTTGACCTTCTGTATTTTTATTGACAAGGATTTCTAATTCAGGAATTTGAGCAACACTTTCGGCAATAAGACCAAAATTCAGTCGGTTTGTATCATCTGTGTATTCAGATTTGTAAGTAAAAGTTACGGGTTCAAGTTTAAGAATTGCTGAAAGATAATCAGCAGCAGGAATATCTGTAATGTTTTCTTTATATCTTGCAGATGAAGTAGTTGCATAAAAACGAAAATTTGATGAATTCCAATAAACAGGAGTATATGCACTAGCAGACATAGCGTGAACTTGAAGATTTCCAAAAATTTCTGCAAGCCCCGCTACTTGCAAGCCACCACCTGAATATAGAGCATTAGAAGCTGATCCTAAAGCCTCTATTCTAGAAGCACCAATAATTTTGCTAATATCAAGAATGGCATAAGGTGATGAGCTAGAGTTTCCGTAAATATAAGTTGATCCATAATTTAGATAGTCATTGCCTACGATAGTAAATCCACCGATGGTTCCTGATGAAGCATAGATTGAGCCAGTAAAGGAACCACTGGTCGCAGTTACAGTGCCAGTAAATGTTCCAGCCGACGCATAGACCGTTCCAGTAAATGTTCCGCTTGTGGCAGTAATGTTGCCGGTAATCGTCGCACTAGAGGCTACGAGAACGCCAGATGGCGATACCGAGAATGTTCCTGACCCATTGTTGTAGGCGATACCAGTAATCGTTCCTGCGTTGATCTTGCCGGCGTCAAGGTTTGCGATAACGGTATCGCTGATCGGAGCGGAAACCCAGGAGCCACTGTTATAAACATACTGATAGAGGACTGTGCCGCCACCATTAACCTGGAACCAAATGTCGCCATTAGTGCCACTTCCTGAAGGACCAGAGGTGGAATAGTGAGCAGTGTTTTTGCCATTAGCCGTAGTTTGAGCAACGCCAGCTGTGTAAGCTGCTGATGTCGCGTTGGCATTTGCCGTATTTGCCGTTGCGATTGCCGTTGCTGCATCAGAAATCGCTTGTTGAGCCTGAGCAAGCGCTGGGTTGATTGTTGGATCTGAAAGATCCTCAGAATTTGGAATAAAAATTCTACTAACATCCGATTGATCATAATCAGTATTATCAGCAGAATACGCGTCACCAGTTGCGGTTGTTACTGCCAAGTTTGTCGTATTAGCAACCGTAAAAGTATTTGTGGCAATAGAAGCAATTGTAAATGTTCCGTTATATCCGTCTGGAGCAAGTCCAGAAACAATGACGGTATCACCAGCTGCAAACGTATGACCAGTGGCAGTATAAGTTGCGGTTGAGGATGTGTAACTTACTGCGCTGATTGCAAAATCTTTAACAGTAATATCAACAGGCGTGTTGGTAATCTGAGGAGCTAATGGCATGTTTTATCCCCTTACGGTAGAACTAGTCGGGTTGAATTCATGGGTGAGGTCTGATAAGTAACATTCCAGTCGTCTGGAGTAATCTTATGTTGCATACCTTCAACAACAAGATAAATGGTCAAATTACGTCCGTCGACCGTTGTTCTTTTAACTGTTACCTGATCTAAGAGTTCTGTTGATAAGAAATCAGGATATAAGACATCGAGTGCCAATGCCGTAAAGTTAATTTCAGCAACCGTTGTATTTGGTTTTGCGTCTTTGGTTGCAAGATATGTTGCAAGTTTTTGCGCCGAGTTGTCACTAAGAATTGCAGTTTCAACGCTTACCGTCTTGGTTCCATACTTGGTTACGCTTGGTTTATAGGTAAAGGTCTTTTGCTTAAGCTTACCTCGTGTTACTACGGCATTATTAATAACCTGAAGGGTTCCAGGAGTTGTCTTAATGGTATTGTATTCAACAGTATTTGCTGCGCGAGAATCATCAAACAGGAGCTGCGTAGGACGATTAAACTTCTCAGTATTAGTAATAAAGGTTGCTACACCAGTTCGACTGACATAAAATCCGCCAGCTTCAGCAAGAACGCACTCGTTAATCATGTCAGTAATGTTTTGATCTTGACCAGTCTTTTGCATGACAACGGATCCTGAGATATTACGCCAGGAAGATCCCGTTGGCCAACTAGCATATGTAAGCATACGACCAACACGCGTTGAGGTTGTCTCTTGATATGCTGTAGTTTTAAGCGCTGGAGCTGTTACCTTAGAAAACTTGGCAATAGCATCGACAAAAGTCATGGTAACAAACGCGTCAAATCCAGCATTAACGTCAGTGGTTTCAAGGTATCCGTCAAATAAAACATAACCCGAACCAGACCAGGTAGCTACAAAGCGCGCTCGAAGACCATCACGCAGCGCAGTAACGCCACCGGATACCCAAGGTCCAGATAGATTATCTGGATCGTAATCGCCTGATCTATTGTCAAAGACAACGCTCATGCTGCCAGCATCGACCTTTTGATCAGCGCGAGCTCGACCTCGATTAAGGTTAACCTCTCTCAGATCAGCTACTGGAACTGTCTGAAAAGACCCGCCAAAATAGAACTGAACCTTGAGTGTTGGTCCATTTGTACCATCAAAAGCACTCACTTAAACCCCCAGAATTGCCGGATTAAGACCTTTTCGCCGTAAAAGCTGAGCCATCTCATTGCGTACTTTAACAGCAAGATCCTTTTCAGCAATGACAGATCCGGCAACATGAACATTAACGATCATGCCCTGGCCAAATCCACCTCTGAGAGGGACAACAGCTTCAGGACCCGCCTCGCCGATCATGGCAAGCGTTGGCTTATTTACAATGCCTCCGTCTGCAAGCATTGGAATCTTGGGAAGAGTAACACCAAATTCCTTGCCACCAAACTTTGGAACCCATGAAGGAATTTTAAAGTGAAGCTTATTAATAATTCCAATTACAAAATTAATTAAACCAATAATTGTATTAATATAAGCTTTAACGCCATTAACAATAAACTTAAACACATTTGCAATAACGTGTGCCACAGCGCGAGCAACACCAATAACATCTCGAATAACTGTAATTAAAAATCTGATAGATGTTACGGCAATTTTAATTGCAACAACAAGAACCTTTGAAATAATATCAACAAGGAACAAAAACACCGGACCAATATACTTAAAAATAAATGTCCAAACAGCTTTAAGAACTGGTATCCATGTGTTTTTAATAAAATCAAAAAGAACCTTAAATACAATTCCAAGATTTTTACCAATATCGTGGAATTTACTCATTGATGATGAAGAAAGAATAAAATGCTTAGCTAATGTAATAATAGAAGTAGCAAAATTCTTTAACATTGCAATAATTGGAGAAAGAAATTTACCAATTTCTCTAAATGCAGGATTAACATATTTTAAAAGAATTGGAAAAATTTTTGTAAATGCAACAGTCATCTTAGTCAGTGCCGGAGTAATATGCGCGCCAATTTGAACCTGAAGACCAGAAACAGCAGCATGAAGCTTTTTATGAGCCTCAATATTTTGACTAATTGCTTCCATATTGTCTTTGGTAAGAACCAAACCATACTTTTGCGCTTCGTCTTCTAACTCCTGCAAACCGGTTTTACCCTTATTCAGGAATTTAAGCATATCAAGACCGGTACGACCAAAGAGATTTACAGCCATTGCGGTCTTGTGAATACCGTTTGGCATATGCTTAAACTTTTCAGCGGTGTCAAGAAGAATGTCATTAAAGGACTTTTGATGACCCGCTGAATCTCTTGTAGAAATGTTTAATTCTTTAAAGTGCTTGTTGTTCGAATCAATTGCTTGAGCAAACTTTTTAATTGACATCTGAGCTTTGTCAACAGAAAGACCAGATTCTTCAAATGCAAAACGAAGCTTAGAAGCTTCTTCTACGGTTCCACCAACCATGCGCTGAGTTTTAGCAACTTCTTTGCCAACATCAACAAAAGCGTGAATTGACTGATTAGCAAAGTCTACAACCTTCTTTGCGCCTGCTTCAAGTGCCTGAGCAGAAAATATACCGGCGGCAATTTCTTTAATACGAGAAAACGCGCCGCCGGTCTCTTTTGCACTATCAGCAACTTTTTTTAATGCCTTTGATGCCGAAACGTCCCGACCGATAAGATTTACGCCAAGCGACTTGTCACTAGACATGTTTTCTCCTAATCGTTGTTTTGTGGAACGGCTGCAATGAGATCATTAATAATATCAATATCAATGTCCCAAACATTAAATGGTGTGATTCCTGGATAATTATGACATAGAAGAGCCATATTCTGTCTAATCTTCTGTCTTGTACCGCCACGGATCAAGGCCCGGCGGTTACTTATTTTTTTAGATCAGGATCCTCAACGCCGATTTCTTCAATTGAATATGTGTTAAGAACGTCATCAATTGAAACAATCTTTCCAGCGCGAGTCAAGCAGATCCATGCTAAAGCATAAAGAGCTTTAACCTTTGAATACTTTGGATTAGCGTGAGGCTCATCTTCGCCAAGAGTACTGAGCAAGGTCAGACCATCGAGTCCAAAACCTTCTTCAATCTGGATAATCTCGCGACCCGTAGGTCCTGGTTGATTATCTTCTCCGGGCATTGGATAGTTTTCGCCACGTAGTACTAGTGCCATTATTTTCCCCTTTAGTCGAGTGCGTGCGATTTCTTTAGTGCGGCCAGAAAAGCTGCATAGACATCTTCTCTGAGTTCTGCCTTATGTGGAAGTACCGTGCGCAGCAGGAACGGGGTTGATTTTTGAGCAACCCAATTACCCTGCCAAGTTCCATTGGTAGATCCTTTTTCAGGAAATACCGGGTGACGCCAGGCTTTCTTAGAAAGACCTTCAACGTAACGCGGAAGCTTCTTATACTTGCCAGTTTTTGCTTGGAATTTGGTTCCCGAGACTCGAATACGGATACTAAAACCGCTTCGGTTACTCTGGTTAATCTTAGTCTCTGTTGCCGCCGCGATGCCAGCACGCAGACCCATTTTTCCCCCTGAGGATTTCTCCCCGTGCGAAGGGAGTTCTAGAGCCGCGTGCTGGACCTCGCCAACAATGCTTTTAGACAACTTGACAAGAGTCTTCCGGAGCTCCTTGCCGATCAAGGGATCGGCGTCCTTTACCTGGCGATAAAAGTTAAGGAGATCCTGAGAGGAAATCTCAATGTCTTTAGACACCTTAGAGAGATGAGTCCGAAGTTGTATAAACGACAGTCATTGGTGCATCTGTACCGTTATCGTATGCGGTAAAAGTCATTGCAAGATCAATTACGCCAGGACCTGGGACCTTAGGAGTATCAGCGTCAAACTTAACCGCTGAAAGAGTGATGGATAGAGCAGATCCAGCAGATCCGGTGAATGTCAAAGCAACCGCTGCAGTTGTATCAGCAAGATACTTAGCAAGAAGCGTTGTATCTGTAAATTCAGCGGTTAGCTTACCAGTAATCTTACGGAAGCCATTAATAACCTGCTCAGACTTAGCTCCAGCAGCTCCGAGGTTGTAACGATCTGTCTTAATGACGTTATCTACGGTTACTGAGAAGTCCTTGACGTTAGCAATTGCTGTTCCGTCAAGTGTAATTGCGCCTTGAGCAAAGTGGAAGATAGATCCGTTTGCTGGATAAGAAGCTGTTGCAAGAGATGTTGAGGTTGTAAGACCTGCAGCATCAACACTGAACTTACCGACAGCAAGTTCACCAGCGCCTACACCGAGCTCAAATGATGAGATCTTGCAGCCTGTAAGAGTCTTTGGAGTTACAGTTCCGCCGTACTGAGGGACACCAACCTGAGCGGTAAAGCTCTTTGTATAAGTATCGCCAAGAGTAAACGTGAAAGATGATCCGCTCTTAGTAGGAAATGAACCCATTGCGTGAGCAAGGAGAAGTCCAAGACCGTTTGTTGGAAGATCTAGATTAATGTCGCCCGTAGCATCAAATGTTGTAACAACACGACGCTGTGAGCGAGGAAGAAGTCCACCAGCACGAAGCCCCATACCTTCGCTGATCTTCTTATTGTATTGAGTAGATTCGTCAGTGAACTCGTAGAAACGAGTCACGGTGACGTTGGTGTTAAAGGTTGTCTCGGTAGCAATGCCGAGCTGCGAACCTATACCGGAACCGATTGCCATGTTGTTCTCCTATTCGGCAGCCGGTGCGTCCGGCGCTGCTGGGGTTTGGATCATTGAAGCAGCTGCTTGATCAGCGGCAGCCCAATTTTCTGTTTGTTCTAGAAGCAAAGCTGCTGCTTCGTCTGTAACCTCGACGACATCGCCAGCCTTAACAGTTAAGCCTAAAGCGGGGACAGATAAGTCGCCAAGTGGTGAAACATTCTTAATTTTCGCCATGAGATTCTCCTTGTTAAGTACGAGCGTGATATGCGATGGTGAAGTTAATTACGACTACAGCGCCAGCGTTAGTCTGACGGTAGGTTGGTGAATGCGATTCTAAACCTGCGTAAAGAACAACTCCACCAAAACTAGGGTCGGTGCGGATTACAGTATCCACAGCCGAAAGAAGAGCATAAGCTCGTGTGCGACGGGCAGAAATATCTGTATCGCCGTCCCAAGACCAAAGAAAACAGTTTACCGTACCAATTTCAAACATCTTCTTGGCACCGACAAGGTTCCAGTCGTTGTTTGCGGTTCCTGCAAGTACTTCTCCATCTTCAGATCCATCGTGACCCACGCAAATGGCATCGCCTGGATAAGACTCATCAATTTCTGGACCATCAAAGATTCTGACGCCAGAAAGAGATGCGGCAGAACTTAAAGCTGTTTTAATGCCATCAATCAGCTGCGGCAGTGCAACCGTTGTCATTAGGCAAGTCCAGGAAGTGAGAGAGGATCGAGGAGTTCCATTGCGCGACGTGGTAATGAATATGTTGACGCTGGATAGAAATCGTCTCCGGTCTGGTTACGTGTAATCACGTTTGCAGCGCCTCGTTGAGTCTGCCATAGATGGCGAATAGTCTCAAGAACGCCTTGCTTTGCGGCAGGTGGTGGATTAATAAACCCTGCAACGTAGCTTACAATAATATTATTGGCTCCTGGAGCAAAGATTCCAAAGTAGGTTGGACTAGAAAGCGCTCCGGTTGTCACGCGATATACGCGCTGGCCGGTTGGATCTAGGCTGTAATCGGTTGAAGCAAGGAGAAGGCCGTTTTCATAGATCGAGGTAATGCTGAGCGCCTTAGGGTTACGAAGGCGAATATGATCGACGTTTCCGTCGTACTTTTCGCTTGTAAATGTTTGACGTCCCAGGATAACACCAAGATAGCTCTCGCAAAGATCGGTTGCAGCGTCAATAAAGCGACGGATTTCCTCATCGTTGGTTGTATTTGTTGCTGCAATATTAAGATGAGCCTTGACTTCATCGAGTGAAACTACGCCAAGATCTGCAAAGTTACGGACGGTAAATTCATCAGCATATGCGCTGGCATTTGTACCGGTAGCAACCCAGCGGATCGTGTGACGACCGTATTGAGTTGGTGTGTAGTTAATGTCATAAAGACCGGTTCCAGAGTGGGATACTGAAGGTGCAGAAGAAGATCCGTCTGGAGCAACGACCGTTGCTACAACCGCTGTTGCATCTGCTGGTGACCCTGCCGCGTCGGTAATCGTTACGCCAAGAGCAACAACATCGCCTAAATCATAAACGGCCATGATTATCTGCCTCTCATATTTGTTGTCGCAACGACTCGGACACCCATGTCACCGCGGTTTGTGTAATAGTTGTAAATAACTAAAGGTTGGTTATACATCACACCGGTTTGATTGTAGCGGTAGTGATATTTGGACACCTCGTGAGACTCGCGCCAGTTCATAGAAGGAGCGGCAACTACGCGAGGTTGAATATCACTCACTTATAGCTCCTTCATAATGCTTGAGGTTTTCCTTGAGACGATCAATCCAGGGAGCAAGTTCGACGGCTTTTCTGCCATGCTCGACAGCTTCTGAATAGTTATTAAGGTTATATGCTGAAATCGCAACCAAATCGTGAGGCAAGTATCCCCAGGCATCCGATTCTACTAGATATTCCAGCGGTTGCTGCGTAATCCTGAGCGCTGAGTGAGCCATAGCATAGCACTCAATCCAGCGACCTTCTGAGTAGTAATGCTCGGCAAGATCAACCCGGGGTTCCCGGCTGATCGGGGATTCTGCAATAGCTTTGAACAGCCAGCTCTCCCGGTCCTGATCTTCCATCTTGGCAAGGTATCTCATAGAAGCTGCGCGCTCTGGTTTCCAGACCGCCTTAGGAAGCTCTAGATGACGCTTAAACTGAGCAATGGCTTCAGTGTAATGGTTGTGAAAGAAGAGTTCCCGGGCATAATAAAAGGTATTCCGATCATCAGTCGGATCTTCCTTTATCGCCAGACGTAAAAGAGGAAAGTATTGACCCCTGGACTTGGTTTGATCCGGGTGATGATGGATCTCAAGCTTGGTCCATAGCTGATTTTCCTGATCCTGACAGGTAAGAACCTCGTGAACCGGGTGCTTCCAGCGGAACCCTTTGCGTGTGTGGATCTTGTCCCCGCCGTAGGTAAGGCCAGGGGATCCGTCTGGGTTCCAAGACCAGGTGTACTTATACCGAGGTCGATTAACGCCAGGGTCTAGCGTCTCGAGCTCAGATCTCCAGCCGGGGAGAAGGACTTCGTCCATGTCCAAGGCTATGCAGTAGTCAACATCCAGCGGAAGTGCGGCTAATGCAGCGTTGCGGGCGTCATCAAAGCGCCAGGGTGAGATCTGAACGCTGATGACCTTGATGCCCAGAGCTTCAGCTCTAGATCTGGTCTCATCGGTCGATCCGGTGTCCGCGATTAGCAAGACATCGGCTTCTTTGGCTGATTCATACCATTTTTGGACAAATTGCTCTTCGTTAAGCGCGATTGTATAGACTGCAATTTTCATTGATCCCCCTGGATCTGATTAACTCTCTGTGGAGTGTTCCAGTTACGCCTCTAGGCTGGCTAGGTAGGCTGCGTAGTCCGAGTTGGCTGGGTCGGTAGGAATCCACCAAACTGTGCCATCCTCATCGGTGCGCTTGACTAACTCCCCCGACATTGGGGTTACTTGTACGAGTTCATAAGTAGGCATCAAAGTTCAGCGCTCCAATCCATATAAGTTCCGATGTTGTCAAATGTAAGTCCAACTGCTCTTCCAGTTGTAAGACCGCTTGAGCCAGTACCACCCAATTCTATGGAATGGTAAGTGACAATAATTGGGCCAAAGCCAGTAAAACTTCCGCCAGTAGTTCCGTCATACCATAAAAGGCTTGACAAGGTGCTTATTGAAACTGATGGTGCTGCTCGCATAGGTGTTGTCAATGGAATAATATAATTGGCTGAAGAACCAGATGGACACCAACCTACGGCTACGCGAGTCTGACTTGCATTACCACCGAACCTGCGGAAATAACGAAGGCACAACGATAACTCTCCTTGAACAGTTCCAGTAGCAGTTGAGAAGGCAGTTGCAACTGAACCTGCTTCAACCTGCACTCCCCACAAGTTCAAGGTTGAACCCGAAGCCGCAGCTTGAGCAATAAATAATTGAAGATAAGAGTTAGTTCCAATGGTTTTACCTGAAATAGAAGGCAAAGAGAATGTGGCTGAATAACGCGCCCAAGAAGTAGTGACGGCAATCGTAGTTGGTCCAGCAATAACCAACGATGACCCACCCGATCCAAAGTTTTGATCTAATTCAACGGCAACATTTCGCGCACTATCTGCTTTTGCCCAGAATGAAACCGTGACTGATTGACCTGCTAACTGACGGACATCTTCGATTCTTTGAGAATAACCCCAGATGGTGCAAGATCCAACAGTTGTGATTGCCGATTGCCAATAATATGTTCCCTCATATCCAGCAACTGGCGCAGATCCGGGAGTGAATGTCTGTTGAGAAACAGTGACCGAAGTAGGAACTGCATTCCAGATCATTGCAGATCGATCTGCTGTGTAGATATTTCCAGCGTTGAAATTAGTTTGAGTGAATGAAGTTCCGCGCTGCCAGATTCCAAAGTCACCATTGATGATTTTGTTCTTGCCAGCTACAAATGGGCTGGCAACTCCTGCAGAGTTCTGCTCTACCGTACTTGTAAGTTGTGCGCGACTCATTATTCACCTGCCTGTGTGATAGAAGAGTTGGATGGGAGTGTGTCATAGATGGCTTTTTCCATAGAGGTAAAAGAACCATCGCCGTTGTCTATGATGGCGTATTCTGTGTTTGAGCCACCTAGGTTTTGGACTGAAGTAAAAGTTACATTATTCATATTACAACTCCGCACTTATTCCGAGGTAAGTAGTACCTGCGCCATTGTCTGTTATGTAATAAGGTCTGTATGTAGTTAGAACACCCGATGACATTGTAATTGCAACTGTTCCAAAAGAACCATAATTTCCACCATTTCCACCTGACGGAACGATAGAGGAAATTCCAGTATTCACATTGACTCCATCTGAAATTCCCATATTTCCACCCCAATCAACAGAGGAAACGCTTGAACGCATTGGTACAGGGGTGGTTACATTCATATAAATAATTGTTGTAGTTGCTGGTGGTGTTGGACCTACTCCAATTTGAGAATAAGCACTAGGCGCTTTTGAACGATAGTAGTAACGCTGACAAGCGGCTAACTCCCCCTGGAGTGTTCCGCCAGCGCGGGAGAATGTTGTAGCGGCTGAGCCTAGTTCTAGTTGTACGCCATCAATGGCATATCCATCGCCGCTTGCGCCTGATGCACCTACAAATTCCAAAGACAACGCACCAAAAGTCGCAGGAAGCGCCTTGGTTACTGTGTAATAAGCCCACGATGTTGTAAGGGTTTTTGATGTATCTGATGCTGATGCTGAGAACAATGCGGCTCCATCTACGCCAGCAGCAGTACGAGTACGGACTGTTAGGGCAGTTGAAGCGCTATTTGCGTTATTGGCCTTAGCCCAAAATGAAATGGTTACAGTCTGATTCTGCAAGTCGTAGCAGTTGGCAAACTCAATTTGTTGTCCCAACTGGGTAAACGATGAAGTTCCAGTTGATGAACGCTGATAGGCATATTGGAAGCCAGTTGTTCCAGTTACCTGAGAAATTGTTATATTTCCTGGAGTACCGTCATTGATTTTCCAGCGGTCTGCGGTGTAGCCGCCAACTCCGCTAAAGGAAGTACCGCGTTGCCAAATATCAAAAGCGCCATTGATAATGCGATTCTTACCTGCGGTGTAAATCGGCCCTGCCCACGATACGCCTGTGCTGGCAGAAGAGTTTGCAACGAGTGTTGAGCCGTCAGCTCCTACTGCGAGGTTGGTGACTGCACCCGATCCAGTGGCAGCGACAAGATCGCCCTTGGCGGTAACTGTTGCAAGAGGAATGGCGTTGGCTACTGAGAAGCTCGATGGTGAAGCCACTGTCGCAATATCGCCAGCAACCAGGGCAGTTAAGCCAGTAACGGTTGTGCCGTTTGATGCGGTGTAATCAACTCCGCGCTCTAGAAGTACGCCGTTGATATAAACCATTTCAGCGCCAGCGGTGTATGTCAATGATGTTGAGAAGTCATCTGTACCAGAGAGTGTTGTCTCTCCACCAGAAGCGGCCTTACGCCATTGTGGGAAAGTTACGGAAGCAGTTGCACCTGTAGCACCAGTTGGGCCAGTGGCTCCTACCGATCCCGTCGCACCGGTTGGACCAGTCGGTCCTGTAGCTCCAGCTGTACCGGTAGCACCAGTTGGACCCGTTGGTCCAGTTGCTCCAGCAGTACCAGTCGCGCCAGTTGGTCCAGTAGGACCTGTAACAGTCGACGCTGCTCCTGTGGCTCCAGTCGGTCCGGTAGGTCCAGTAACGGTTGATGCAGCACCAGTTGCGCCTGTTGGTCCTGTTGGACCTTGAGCTCCCTGGATTCCTTGAGGTCCGGTCGGTCCAGTAGCTCCGATCGCTCCAGTTGCACCAGTCGGACCTGTTGGTCCAGTTACGGTCGAAGCTGCGCCAGTAGCACCAGTAGGTCCAGTCGGACCAGTTGCTCCTGCCGTGCCTGTCGCTCCGGTTGGTCCGGTCGCACCTTGGATTCCTTGGATTCCTTGCGGTCCTTGAGCTCCAGTCGGTCCGGTTGCACCATTAGCTCCAGCAGATCCTGTCGCACCGGTTGGACCTGTTGGCCCAGTCGCACCTGTTGAACCTGTTGCACCTGTTGGCCCTGTTGGACCTTGTGCGCCAGTTGGACCTGTAACGGTCGAGGCCGCACCTGTCGCACCCGTTGGACCCGTGGCTCCTTGCGGACCTGTTGGTCCGACGCCGCCAGTTTGAGCAAAGATAATGTTGTCAGTACCGATGATGATGTATTTGTTGGTTCCAGTGCCTTCAACAGTTTGGATCCACGTTGTACCAGCATTTGCAGTACCAGTTGAAACGTAAAGATAATCGCCAGCCTCTACTGTGCCAGCAATCGAGTTGTTGTAGTCGGTTGAGCGAGTAAGCGTCCAATGTGAAACGATAGAACCAGTTGCAGTAACAACATAGATACCATTTTGAGTTTGAGTTGCTTGATTCTTAACAAGGATGCGGTCATCGACTGCTGCGCTCTGACCATCGATTGTCAATGAACCATTAGTCGTTGCTGAAAGTGTTGCACCAATTCCGTAGCCACCAGTTTGATCAATGGTTCCAGCGGTATATGTTGGTGAGTTTGGAAGAATGGCATTAGTTGCAATATGAGCTGCGACGTGAGCATTGGATGCACCGGCAGGACCAGTTGGACCTGTTGCACCAGTCGCTCCGTTTGCACCATTAGAACCAGTGGCACCTGTTGGACCCGTTGCTCCAGTTGCACCAGTCGGACCTGTAACAGTTGAAGCTGCACCTGTCGGACCCGTTGGGCCAGTAACAGTTGAGGCTGCACCTGTTGCTCCAGTTGGACCTGTTGCACCAGTTGGTCCCGTAACAGTTGAAGCTGCACCTGTTGCACCTGTCGGTCCAGTTGCACCAGTTGGTCCGGTTACAGTCGATGCTGCGCCAGTTGCGCCAGTAGGACCAGTTGGTCCGGTTACACCTTGAATACCCGTTGCGCCAGTTGGTCCAGTTGCGCCGGTTGGTCCTGTAGATCCGACGTTTCCAACAATAGAAAACGTCCAAGCTGTATATGTTCCAGATCCAGAAGACGCATCTGGAGTCATGGTTAATGTTGTTCCAGAAACTGTTGCTATACCTTCAACGTAATTTGTTGGCGTTGTTGTATATGCTACTCGCACGCGAGCACCGGTAACAAAAGCACTTCCAGCTGTAATTGTCCAGGATTTAGAAGCTCCGGTACCAATTGTGTTTGATGTTGTTGATGTTACGCCGGAGTAACTTGCGCCAGTTGGTCCGGTTGGACCTGTGACGCCTTGAATTCCTTGCGCACCGGTTGGACCAGTAGCTCCAGTAGGTCCAGTTGGACCTGTTACACCCTGGATTCCTTGCGGACCCGTTGGTCCGGTTGGTCCTGTAACACCTTGCGCACCGGTTGGACCGGTTGGACCGGTATAACCTTGAATACCCTGCGCACCGGTTGGACCGGTTGGACCGGTTGTTAAAGAAATGGTTGCAATTGCTGTATCTACAGCATCAAGACGAGCTTTTACAGAGGCTTTAGACCCTTTTGGATTAGTTCCAAGTTCAGTTTCGATCGCTTCAACTGCGTCGTTTGTATTCGCATGCTGTTCAGCATGTGGAACTGTGGCTGAATCAAGATAATCTGTTGCGGTTGGATTAGAAAAGTTATCCAATCCGCCAGGGTAATTAGTTGCCACTAGGATCTCCTTGATTTATAGAGGCATCGGACTAGCTGCCAGGGGGTAACAACTAGTCCGATGCTTTAGATTTACTTTCCAAAGCCGCCTCGCGAAACGGCTTGTGGTGACGTTGATCGAGCCAAAAAGTTTTATTATGCGCGCAGATCGCGCCAGTATGAGCGTAAATCGGGATACCAAGAGATCCAAGACGACGGGAAAAGAGTAGATCTTCACCAAACCAACGACCAGCAATTGCGCCATCTACAAACCAGGCCCAATCTGGACCCTGATTTTCAGTAGCTTTGCTTTGAAGCTCAAGTAAGACTGATCGATGGATTAAAAGACATCCAGTTCCTGCGGCATCGACCTTAATCAGTTCATCAACGGGATAATCGTCCATTGCCTGAAGACCAGACTCGGGAAGATCGCGATAAATCGTTGGTACCGGCCGAAGATGGTTATCATCGTCAAAAAAGGCAGCAAAGACCAGCGCCGATACTATCGGACGATCCTTATCGTGGACAGCATTGACCAATTTATCAAACGTTTCTAGCTCTAAACGCTCGTCTGAATCAATCATAAGCAGCCATTCGGCTGAAGTTTGTTCTAAAAAATTCTTTACTAGAAGATTTCTAGATCTTGTAAGAAGTCCAATATTAGAAACTTGAACAAAAGAATCAAATCTTTCTGATCTCTTTCGTGAGATCTGGATCAAATCAATCACTAGATTTGCATTAATCGATCCGTCGTTAACCATTCCTATGGCAACTTTATCTTTACTTTTCATCGTATCTCCACTCTGGGATCTACGGCGGCTGTCTCAATGACGCCTTTTTCATGCTCCAAGATCAAAGCTTCAAGCGCTTCAATTCCTTTTTCTTTAACTAAATCTCTTGCGGTTGTTAAACCTTCCAAGAAAATTGATTTCATAACTTCCCCCTAAATCTTGCGCTATGGCGCTGACTCTACCCGAGGGTAGAGCCAGCGTCAAAGCTAGACTAATTAGTAGCCTGAAGGTGCGACTGTTCCCGTTCCGGCGACAGTAGAAACTGCCTTATTGAAACGATGAGCAAGCGCTGTGTATCCGTAAACCTGAAAACGCACTGTCAAGTTAGCTGACAATACATCTGGAAGTACACGTGTCTTAACGCCTGATTCAAACAAGTAGCTATCTGAGAACTTACCAACCAAGATTGGAGATTGGTTTGTTGATGCGCCGTAGTTCTTTGGAAGTGTTGCATCTACGTAAACTCTTACGCCGTGCATTGTTCCAACAAGACCCTTTGATGCGCCTGGTGCGTCAACAACGCCGTTAGCGTTGAATGGACCAGCTGCAACAGGAACAACGAGTGGACGTGATGAAGAATCGACCTGGCTCATGAACCAGTACCAAGTTGATGGATGCATAACAATTGCTTCCACGTCCTGGTAACGGTTTGTAACAACCTTAGAGATTGCCTTAGCCATTGCAGTCAAGCCGCCTGTAGCTGTTGGTGTTGCTTCGGTCCAAGTTGTTGGAATACCGTTTGTTGTATCTGCGCCAAGGTTGATCAAGCCACGAAGTGTACCTGATGTTCCATCGCCATTACCAACAACAGAAGTATTAAGCTGAAGTG